GCACCGAGCATGAACGCGCCGGTCAGGAACTTGTCGACCGTCATCGCTGGCGTGGCGACGACCGGGCGTGCCCATAGCGTCGGGGTCGCCATGTTCTGCACCTGGGCGAAGATATAGCGGCCCTGGCTGTCCTTGGTCAGTTCGATGTCGGCCCAATCGACCGGGTTCAGCACGATGCCGGAGGCCGAGTACAGCGCGATACGCACCTGGAGGATCGCACGACGGATCGTGTCGATCTTGGTATCGCCGACCTTCGTCTTCGTGGTGTCGAAGGCCGTGGCCTGGGCGATGAGGCCCAGCAGGTGGTTGCCGGTACCGTCGCCGGACAGCAGCTCGGTTTCTTCCACGTACTTCAGGCCGTAGGTCAAGCGCTGGTCGATGTACGACTGGAGCGCCGGCACGTCGGCGAGGATCTGCACCGTGGCGCGGACCCAATGGGCGATCGTCTTAACGCTGACTTCGGCCAGGTCGAAGGTGAGATCCGACTGCGGCTTCAGCGCGCCTTCGGCGATCGCGGCGGCCATGTTCTGGTAGCCGGTTTCCTTCACGTACTGGATCAGGTTGCTCGAGGTGCGACCGGGCAGCAGCAGATCACGGATGGTCAGGCGGCGCAGCGCCGGCATGAGGATGCCGGGCAGGCGGTCGGGCGCAATCGCGTTACCGGCGGCGCCGGTACCGGTCGTGCCGGAGTTGATCGTGTTGATCGCCTTGAGGCGGAACACGGCGGTGCCACGGCCCTTCTGCTGCAAGGCCTTGAAGTCCTCGCTGTCGGTCATCTGCTCGCCGGCCGACTTCGAACCTTCCGGCGTCGGCAGTCCCTTGGACTTGATGCCGGCCAGCTCGACCTCGAGCGCGTTCATGCGCTCCAGCATCTCATTGCTGGTCTTGACGTGGGCGGCGATCTCGTCCTTCAAGCCCTTGGACACTTCACCCGCGGACCTGGCTTCGTTGTTGGCCTTCTCGAGCAGCTCACCGAGCTTCTTGTCGCGGCCGTCCAGCTGCTCGCCAAGGAACTTGACAAGCTCCGGCGCCAAGCCGTCCTTTCGACCGTGGCGAGCGCCGCGGTGCACGATCTTGTGCGGGTTCATGGCGAACGCCGCGAGGAACATATGCTTCAGATTCATGGTGTGGTTACTCCGTAGCGGTGGGCAAAAACAGCTTCAATGGATTTGCGGTCGTCGCTGTCAGCCTCGCGCTGACGGAGCAAATGACTGAGGCCCTTCCCCGCAATGGCCGCAGCATGGGATTTCGAAAAACCTGCCTCGCGCAGATGGTCTTCGAACTCCTGTAGGGTCGGCAGCTTACCGTCATGGACGAGAGATTTCACCCCCTCGATCCGCGCCGAGTCGCCCGCCGGGAAAGTGACCACAGAAACTTCCCAGAGATCGATCACGTTGAGGGTGATTGTGCCGGTCTTGGTGTCCTCAGTCCACGTGGTGCAGCAGTAACCGATGCTCAGGCCGTCCAGCGCGCCCATCTTGAGCAGCGCATAGCACTCCGCGCCCTTGGGAGTGTCGAGCGCCAGTTGGCCGGTCACCAGCAGACCGTAGCTGTCCTCGACCATGGACGTCCACTTGCCGATGACTTGGCCAGGGTCGTGCATCCACAGCATGGCGGGCAGCTTGCCCTTCTTGGCGTAGGACGCGAGCGACGCCTTGAACGAGCCCTTGACGGTGATCTCGTTGTAGCTGTCCGGCTCGCCGAAGACCGAGGCATAGCCGGTGAAGGTGCCGTCCGGCTTAACGTCGCTCGCCTTGACCTCGAGCGAGCCGCTGCGCAGCTGCTTCGTATAGTCGCGCTTGGTGCGGAGCAGGGAAAGGAGGTTCATGTCGTCTTCTCCGGCGGTTTTGCCTCAGGCGTGGGAGCCGGCGGCGTCTGCCCCAGCTTCTCCAGCGGGATCATATTCGATTGGACGGTCAGCGCGTCCTCGTTGTCCTCGCCGGTCGGCTCAAAGCCGTCGCGCTCGCGAAGCTCCTTGCGAGTACGCAGGCCGTTTTGCACGCGGCTCGAGTCGAGCGCGGTCTGGGCGGCGCTGTCGCCACGCTCCAGGTCCTCGAGGTCGAAGCGGAACACCGACTGAGTCGGGCTCAGGTTCAGGCCGTTGACGATGGCCTGCTCGATCCACACCAGCGTCGGGCGAATGCCGAACTTGATGAGGCCGAGCGTCAGGTTCTCCAGCGACGAGGCCCAGCTCGAAGCCTTCGAGGTGAAGCCGATCAGCGCCGGATGCACCCCCCACCACGAACACAGCTCGTCGATATTGAACTGACGCGTTTCGAGCATCTGCGCGTCGGCGGGATTGATGTTGATCGACTGATACGACATGCCGTTTTCCAGGACCATCGTTTTGTTCGGCGCGGCGGAGCCGGAGAAGCCGTCGATGACGCTCTGGATGGCCGTGCGCTGCTCGACCGTGAGAGCTTTGTCGTATTTGATGTAGCCGCTGGCACTCATGCCGCTCTGGAACACCTTGCTGCTCGCTTGATCCGTGGCCAGCGAGCGGCCGATGCTCTGGCGAGCTTGCGCGACCGGCGACAAGCCGACCAGACCGTCCACGGTGAAGCCGCGGATATGGATGACCTCATCGCTCGAGTAATCCTGCGGCGAGAGCGCATTCTGGTTCGGCAGTCCCTTCGCATAGGCGTAGCGCACATTGCCGTCGAGGTCTTTGTAGATCGTGACGTACTCGGGGCGCAGCGGAACGAGCGCCACCGTGCGGCCGCCGATCGTGACCTTTTTCAGATAGGCGTTGCCCCACAGATCCAGCGAGGCCGACACCATGCCCCAGAAATCCGAGGCCGTCATCTCGCTGTTCGGGTTGAACGCGAGCATCTGGTAGGTGCGCGACAAAGGCGCCTTGGCCAGCTTACCCGCGCCGTCCAGCTGCTTGAAGATGATCGGCAACGTCGAGATCAGCCTGGCGCGCAGCGCGACGCAGGCGTACACGGCCGACAGCTGGAGCGAGGATTGCGCGTCGACGATCTGCCCTGATTCGCTGATCGTGCGGCGAAAGGGCGGGGCGCCTTCGCTCGAGCCGCTGGGGAACCAGCCGCCGCCGGCATAACCGAAGCCCGCGGTGAAGTTCTCCCAGATCGAGATGAGCCGATCAGCTGTTGACATGAGTGCGGGCTCCGCGAGTGTTCCAGAAGTAGACGGCGGAGGACGCCGCGCCGAAGGTCATCAGGCCTACGCCGAATCCGAAACGCAGCGAAGCGCCCGCCAGCAGCGTCAGAAGGCCCAGCAAAATGAGGGTGCCGTTGACGGCGGCGAGCTTACTTGGCATGGGTAACTACCGTGTTGGTGAGGAAACCGCTCCAGTCATCCTCGGGGTCTTCATCGCCTGCGAGGAAACGCCCCATCGCCATGATCTTCGCAACGACAGGGTCGATCTTGTTCTCGTAACGCTCTTTGTTCGGAAAATCGTTGTCCTTGCGGTCCCGCTTGTTGACCACGTTCGACAGCGCCCACTCCGCAACCTTGTCCCCGTTATGGAGCATACGCAAGCCAGAGATGGCCGCCTCCGTCTCCTTCATCGGCTCGCTGAAGTTGAGCACGGTCGCGCCGTACTCGATCATCGTCAGGCCGTTGTTCATGGCGGCGGTCACGAACATGGCCGCCCCGTGGCCGGGATCATAGGCGTTGTCGGCCACGTCGAGCAACTTGTTCCACCCCCGAAGGTCTTCGAGGATGAGAAAGTAGTCCGTGACGTTGCCCTCGGTGACGGTCAGCCAGCCTTCCTTCTCCCAGGTCCGATAGTGGTCGTTCTCAGGCTTGTCGACCGTATCGCGCGGCAGGTAGTGCTTCCAGAAGACCGCGAACTCGACGTTGGTCAGCGGGATGCGACCGTCGAAGGACGGCGCCGTCGTCTTGCCCTTGATGCCTGTCGGGATCAGCGCCGCGATCGAGCAAAGGTCGTTTTTGGACGCCAGGTCGAGCGCCAGCCAAGCGCGACGGCCGGCGAACTGCTCGATCTTCATCCCAGGCCGGGCGCACTCGCGCCAGCGCTCGATGTTGTAGTAGGCGTCGCGCGCCTGCACCCAGATGTTGAGGTGCTTGATCTTGAATCGGTTCTGGAGTCGCGCTTCCTGGGCGGCGCGTGCCTGCTCCGACCGCAGCGCTTCGGCGTCGATCGACACGCCGAGGTTGGGGTTGGCCTTCATCAGCGCGATCTCGGAGGTCCAGTCGTCCTCCTTGTCGGGCTGGAAGATCATGGCGAATAGTTCCTCGTCGACCACGATGCCGTCGAGTACCTTCTCGCAATACAACCAGTCCTCCCGGCACGGCCCGGCGATGTTGTCGCCTGCCGTGGACACGATGACGCTGAGCGGTTGCTCACGCGAGCCCATGCCGGTTTCCATGGTGGCGAGCTGCTGGTCCGTCTCGTGCTCGTGGTATTCGTCCGTCAGCGAGCAGTGGACGTTGGCGCCGTCGCCAGGCTTGCCGACGATCGGCAGAAACTTGGCCATCGAGCCGGCGCGCACGATCGACTTGGCGTTAACCTCGACGCCGTAGTGCTGACAGAAGTCGGGCCGCTCGCTGGCCATCTGCTTCGCCGGACCGAAGATCTCCCAAGCCTGCTTTTCGTTCGTAGCGCCCGAGTAGACCTCCGCGCCTTCCTCGCCGTCCGCGGTGAGCATGAAAAGCCCGGTCGGCGCGGCGAACATCGACTTGCCGTTCTT